GACCCTGTCCGCCTCTATCAGATGGATGCGCAGCGAAAATGGGAAATAAGGCTCCGGTTCAACTATCTTCAGAAGCGCCCAGCCGTCTCCATTCAGCAAAAAGGACATAAAAAGCAGCGACTGCATCTCATAGAAGTTGTTCAGCCTTGTTGCGTCGCAAAACTTGCTTTCAGCCCATGCGTTAAACTGCCGTTCTACGTTTTTCTCCCATTTATCGGCCTCTTCCCTGCTTATGCCCAAAAATTCTGCGTCTATCCTGCTTCTTAGCTTCAGGCCAACACCAATCACGTGCGATCTTGGCGTTACGATTGCAGACCGGCCCAGCGCACTGCCCATAAACAGATCCCTGGATCTCTGCCGCAGGACGTCAATGTTCATGTCTATGTCTGCCTGCGGACTGCTGGACCAGGCCTGCCATCCTCGCATGGACTTCTTACGCAGAGAAGCGCCCGATTCGGAATAGCCTGTATTTAAAAATTTAAGCGCCCTGCGTGCAGCCTGGCGCTTTAATGCCCTCTCGGGGCTGATGTACGATATGATTTTGTCTATAGCATTCATGCCATNTCTCCTAAATGTCCCTTAAAACTACTCTCTTGCTCGCCCTTGAGGCTCCCAAAATCCTTGCCTCAAGTATGCTCTTCTGCTGTTCAAGCTCGTTAATCGCCTTCTGTACCTGCACAAGGTCGGCTCTCCGAAGCGTCCTTGTGCCAATTCTGTATTCCTGCCCCTGTAAAATTGCCAGTTCTGCATCGTAGTACGACTGCAGGCGTTCTTTGATCCTTTCAAGCCTTTCCTGGATACTCTCCATGTCCTCACACCTCATAAGTCATATTTTTTTATGCAGCCGTAACGCCTTTTGGGCTGCTCTCTGACCTGTACCTGCCTTGCCTGCGGTTCCTGATGCTCCCGGATTCTTTTTTCAAGGGCATCAAAGTCGGGATTCATAAGCCGGAGGGCTGCAAGGTTATAAACCCGCAGGTCAAGAGGCTCGTTTCTCTTGTCGGAGCTGATATTCTCCCAGGAAACAACTATCCTGCCCTTAACTTTCCGTATCACCTGACGCTCGGATATGAGGCCTTTGAAATACTGCTGGTCGTATCCACGCTCCTCCTGAAGCGGGAAATGGAAGTACTTCGGGCCAGGTTTCTGTATTTTCAGACGCTGGATCACGGCAGCTTTCCCGGAATCNACGCCAAGAAGCACGAGAGGCAATCTGTATTTGTTGTTCCTNGATATCTTATAGACCANNGGNATNCCNGANCCTCCCTGTCCNCGTATCGGGAACACACGCATTTGAAGTCTCTCGAGGCAATACCGGTAGACTTCATCAGTGAAGTGGCCGCCTGAGTCAATGCAGGTGCACGAAACGCACATGCCTGTACCGTCTTTTCGCTTCCACGTCTTGTTTATCTTCTCATCCAACTGCATCCATGTGGTCTGGTCGTCGGGCCTTCCCCAAATTATGCCCTTTTCTATGCCCCATGACTCTTCATTCCTGCCCCATCCGGCAACTTCATACTCAAGACGGTCATCCTGCGTATCGACCGCCATGGTAAGCATCAAAACACCATCAGGGACTTCAGCATCGTATTTCTCGCGCCTCGACATGAGCACGCCTTCGTCCTCTATGTCGCCCCGTTCCTCCCAAGTCTCGCCCAAAATAGTGTTGACGAAGACCTTAAACCGTTCCGGATCGTCTTTAGATTCAAGGAATTCCTGTATTATGCTCTTCCAAGAATGCCATGGGGAAACAAACGAATTGAGATGGAAGCTTTTAATACCGTTTGTTACTGCCAATGGGTTTTCGGCTATCCACTCTGCAGGCTGTCTTTTCATCGTATATTCGTCAAATTCGTTATGACAATCAGGGCATCTCCATTTAACTTCATCCACGATATACGTCTTTTTGCCCGCAATTTCCTCAGATCTGTGCTTAAACCTTATGTCCCGCAGCTCTATGAAGTGATAATTNCCGCATCCGGGGCATTTAATACAATATTTTTCCCTTGTCCCAAGTTCATATTCGGCCTCAATCCTGGAGGCCCCGCGTATGGTCGGGGTAGAAGTAAATATCTTCTTGCGATTCCAGAACGTTATGGTCCGTTTCTCTGCAAGAGATATAGGATCTCCTTCACCGCCTGCACTCGACGGATACCTGTCGACCTCGTCGCACAGAAGTATGCGTATCGGTCGGCTGGCCAGCCCAGCAGGGCTGTTGGCTCCACCCATGGCAAGGAAGCCGCCCGGGAAAACTTTCATCAAAATAGTGTTATTGAGATCTCTTGTCTTTGAGTCTGCCACCTTGCAGCTCAAGACTTCGGTGTCTTTTATCATCGGGGTTATGCGGCGCTTGGAGTAATCCTGTGCGATGTCGATGGTAGGCTGTATCAGAAGTATCGGAGCAGGGTCAACATCGATGTAATAACCTATGATATTATTCAGTATCTCCGATTTGCCTACCTGGCTGCTTGTCATGATGACCACTTTTTCGATTCTTGGATCGGTTACGGCATCCATAATCTCTCGTTGATATGGTGCCCTGTCGGTCCTCCATTGGCCCGGTTCTGCCGAATTCTCCGGCGAAAGCTTTCTGTATGTGTCTGCCCACTCGCTGANGGTAAGCTTAGGCGGAGGGGCAATGCTTTTCGCTATTTTACCGAACAGTTTCGCTGTCTTCGTCAGAGTCATCGTCTTGCTCATCACCATCATCCTCAACCGCAAAAAGTGCAGGATCATAATCTTTAAGCTCTGTCAGGGCTTCCAAAATCTCATCTTCAATAATGCTGCTTATCTCAGCCAGGTTATTAAGGCTTATCAGCTTTGGAGCTAATTTTTGCGGAATGCCCAAAATGCGGTTTCTAAAGATCGTCAACATATTGGTCATAATCATTTCAACGTCAGCGGCATCGTGCATCTGGTTCTTGAGCTTGGACAACTTAAGCTCTGCCATTTCACGTTTGGCAGCCTCATGCTTTGCCCTCTCTTCCCAATAGATCGACTTTGCTTCCTGCCCTTCCTTGTCGGTCTTGCCGGTCCTTAGAAATTCGATGTATTTGCTTATATTCGGTTCGAGAGGCCAGCGTCCAGGCGCTCGCCTTTCCAAGACGCCTTCTTTGGCAAGCTGGTTTATATATCGTCTCGTTACGCCAAAGAGCTTGGCCAAAACGTCGGTATTAACAATTATGCCGGAGACATCTGTTTTAACAGACATATTAACCACACCTTTATGCAATAAAAACACCAACGCACCTGTTTAATGCGTTGGTGGACGGAACTCTAGTAAATTTTTTTTGACACCTAGACGATAATCGGGGCTCGCCGCAATCGCTTTGCCTTTTTAACGNTGGAAGNACCNNTGNAATGCTCTTTANAGACATATATNCTATTGTTTATATTATACTCACTTTGTACTTCCAATTTTGCCGGGTTTCTGCCAAATTAATCACAACTTATAACCCTATGCATCTTATTTAATATTTGCTCTCCTATTCCAACGCTCCCATAGTTCCTTTGGCCCTTCCCCCTCTAAAGAATCTAAAGCACATCCACAATCACATACTATTGTCCATCTTAAATTATTTCCTTCATAATTTATATCTTTTTCTTCATTCTCTTCATCCTCTTCCAAATCTTCTCCATCCTCTTCCCAATCCTCTTCATCGTCAGGGATCATTATCATTCTAGGACCACCATGCCCATCTTCATCACATGGGCCAGGGGCTGCGCCGCAAAATGGGCAAGGCTTAACATATATCTGTCCAGCAAAAGGACAAGAATAAGGTATATCACTTACACCCAACTTCGAAAGCAATTCTCTTAATCGAGCATTTTCCTTTTGTAGTTCAAAATAACTTTTACTTAATTCTATAAAATCTTTTTAATGCTTTCATTCATTTAAACCCACACCTCCCATTTTACTAATTATATATAAAAAATTCGGCACTTCATTAAAACTCCTCCTCCTCAACAGCAAGTAAGGCTAGTCCTCTTTCGTCGAGGATGTCCTCAACCTTCACGCCCAAGGCCTCCGCCAGTTGTTTTCTCCGTCCTGGAGGTACTACGACCCGTCCTCGTTTCCATGCACAAAACACAACATCAGAGATCCCCAAAGTCTTAGCGATGGTAGTGTTCCCTACCCCCTTTAAAGCCATCAATTTCGCTATCTTTGTCCGCATCAGACTACCCCCTGTTTTTTTATTGGCAGCTTATTGACTAAAGTTTAGGATTTAAGGTGATTACAAACCAGCAGTTGCGGTCCCATTTTGTTCCAAAAAAGAAGGTCGCAAGAAAACTTACTCACATCCCAAATGGGCCAAGGATGAAGGGGGCACATCTTTCAACTGCTTTTCTCCTTTGCCTATAAAATTCTCTCTCAGAAATAGCCAACTCTTCGATTACAACATCCCTATCAAGCTGATCGAAATAATAAAGAGACACGAGGCGCTGCAAATGCTTAGGAAGGGCTTCATACGCATACTTAATAGCTTTAACTTTAGTTTGCAATAATTGATATTCCGGATCTTTTTCTTTTAACAATAAAATCCTTTCTTCGATGGATGTTGTCGAGTTTGTGCTGCCAAGCTTTATAAAACCATCCGAACAATTACATTTGCTTTTTATAAATTCCTCTCTCAAGCTAAGTTGCTTGGTAAGCGCATGATAATTAAATAAAATACTTTCAACAGCACGAAATAAATCTCGCCTCATCCGTCTACCCCCATTTTCGCTTTCTTTAGAATATCGAAGAAAGCTTCGGCTTCAAGGATAACTATTGGTGGTTGCCTCGATTGCTTACAGATTAAAAGCCAATTTGTTCCCTCTATTTTATTTGCCTTCGCCTGCTCAATCCATTGCGGTATCTTCCATCTTTCTTGGAACTTACACTCCACACTAAAGGGAAATATCTTTAACACCTGATCTTCAAGGCGAACATCCGTCCCACTCTGACCTGAAGGTCTTGATTCAATGGGCTTATCTTTCCCCCACTCTAATCCAGTAACTTCCGCTATCTTTTCACACACCCATTTCTGTAATGATCTGCCTTTAGCCTTTGCAGATTGCGGCTTCATGAATATACTCTCCTGTTGGTTTGATATCTGACGACATGAGTTGTTGAGCGGTAAATGTCTCGGTGTATCCGCCATGCACACTTTTAAATAAGAACAGCCCTCTACCCTTTTTATTTACAACAATTCCACAAAAAACCATCTCCCGTGGCATATTTAACCTCTCAATTTCGCAGGTGGTGATAATATATCTCTTCCCATACTCAAGTGCGCTCGATAAAATATTATCTGCGTTTTCGCTGTAATCAATCTTTTTGCCTGCATTCTTGACATGCAGGCCAAGGGTATATCTTTTACTTCTTATTGCCGGCCATGTTCTACCCAATATCTCGCCAATCTCTTTGTCGTTTTTACCTTGATGAAACAGTCTTTCTAATTCTGCAATATCCTCTTCAGTCCACGGCTTTGAACTGTTTTTTGGCTTATGTTGTTTTGGTATACGTATCTTCAGCTGCCTCTTCTTTTCTTTGACAGCGATAACGCTCCTCCCAAGTGCCTCAGCTATTTCCTCGTTACCCTTGCCTTCTGCAGTCATCCTCCTAAGCTGGTAGATTTCTCCATATGTCCATTCGCCAAGCGAGCTCATCATTAGTCCTCACCACTCCTTATCCCCTTAAAGTTTTGCCGTATCCGTACCCATCGCCCTTCATAATCAACTTGCAGTACTTATAATTTACGCTATGGCAAACAATCTCCCCCTTGTGGTTTCTTATGTCGAAACTACCAGATACTCTAACTGTAACTCTACCCATATGCTCTCCTGCATCCTTGCCTTTAGGTTTCATAGCTCTTACAATGTCACCAGTCTGGAAACCAAAGTATTGCTTGTGCCTCTGCCGATGCTTGCTCGGAAACCCATATTTGTCAGGGAAACACATCTGCCTTGTTCCTCTACCAATTGCGGACCACATCTCAGCGTAACTTGTCTTAAAGTCCAGTCTGTCCGGTGTGCTTGTCCCCACACAGCAAGCATCGTAGTAGTGATAGACCTCTTTCTTGTCTGATGATGCCTTCGGTAGGCCATGATCTATCCTTTGTTTCTTCGTCCTTCCACCTGAACCGCATTCTAATGGGAGACCAGTGCTCTTCAATAACTCGAAAAGTTTCCATCGTGTGGCATTCATCATGGCAGGATCGGGGAGTGGTCGTTTTACCACTTTCAGGATGTTAGCTAAATTCTTAGCTCTAGTCTGATCTTTCTTGCTACTCGACTTCTTCAATATTTCAAGCCACTCCTGCGGTTGTAGATTACCTTTGGCCATGTTACACTCCCTGCAAGCTATGACAAGATTGCCAAGCCTGTTGGTGCCCTTTGGCCCTGCTTTGGGTTTTCTAGGCACTACGTGCTCAACCTCAAGAATATCGTCTCTGGCCCCACAGTAAGCGCAGGAATAATTGTGTTTAGTAAGCAGATATTCTTTAACCTCATAGCCTAACAAATCACCTTGCTGATACTCAACTCCCGATATATCAGGATTCTCCATTTGCTGAATATCGAATCTCACAAGCTCCATAGATATTGCCCTTATTGGCATAAACTTTCTGAGCTTGTTTACTGTATTTATCGTTTGCATAACACGAGCATTTAGCGAAGGCGGCAACCAAATATTCCTATGCCCATTATCTACAAAGTTCTTAGCCTCATTGCATTGCCTGCAGTAGTGTTTTCCATGTTGGGCGTTTCTGCCGCAAGCTCTGCACTTCTCGTTATGCCTGTTTAAGAACCGTGGGGCTCTGTATCTTGTCTTTCTGTTTCTTCTGCTTCGCCTGATGGCTCTGCGAGAATCGAGCTTGTCTTTAATGCCTGCTTTATGATGAAGGTTGCATAGCCATATTACAGCTCCCTCTTCTTGGCTCTTCTCACGTATAACGGCTAGTCCGGTATCTTTTGACCCGGGATCGATCTTCAGCCTCAACGGTTGCAAAGAGCTTTCCTCAACGGTTCGATCTTTTAGCCTTATTGTGAACGGATACATTCTGTGTATCACGGCACGACCGGCTTCAAGCATCTTTCTTGCCCGCTTCTCGGTACATGGCATTAACGGTTTTTTGTGTCTGTCTAACACGAAAACTGCCACTTTAACACGCTCCTTAAAAATTCCCTTACGGGACTTGTAACGCTCACTTTCGTGAGTCTCTCCTCGCCAATGTTATCCTGGCTTTTTACGCTCAACGCACTGACTTCGCTACAATCATCTGTTTAACGTTGAGCGACAGAGCTTGGAACTGGAGAAGCATTCCAAGGTGTCATGACCAGGATAACGTAGCCCTAAGTTTCGGGTTTAGGCTGGTTTCGCCTGCCCTTTCGGGCCTAGTTGGCCTACAACTTTTGCGCGTTAGTGGTTAAAAGGTTAGTTGAAAATACCGAAGCTTTATGGGTTTGTGGGCCAACTATGTAGCGACGAAACATTCCTTTCACAGTCAGAATTGATAATCCCAAGCCAAGT